TGCGTTTTGTGTCAGCTTTACATTGTATATAGTGCGACGTTGAATTTGTTGTGCCAGTGTGCTATCACCAATCGTGTTGTAGTAGGCAGCAGTGGTGCCTGCTCCCTGACTACGTGAATCAATAAACCGTTCACGATTAGACAAACCCGTGTTTAGTGACGCGGGCCTGCTGTACATATTACGTGCCAGTGATTCGCCACTGCCGCCTAATATCACGTTGGTAAAATCTTGCACTCGATCTGTAATCACTTGCAATTCTGCAATAGTACCAGTGGCCACTGATAGGATTACACTACTACTCCGATTGGTACCACGCTGGCCTAAATACCAGGTAAATGTGTACGTGGCTGGTGCAGTCCACACCATATCAAAATCACCACCATTGCCTATTGCTACCTTCTGCATGGTTTCAAGTAGGTTTTGCATACTGCAGGCAATGCTTACTGTACTGCCACCACCAGCACTTGCACTGGTGGTCATTCCTGCTGTATTACCATCAATGATGCGTTGTGATTTTGTGCCAGTGACTGCCAAGGCCGTGCAATTGTAATTGAACAATGTTTTTAGGATTGTTTCAGCAGGCACTGCAGCAAACACACTTCTATTCGCTACGTTGGCACGATATGCTACCACGCGATCAGATAACAGGGCCATCATTGATACGGCCGTAATCTGGTAAATGGTTTGCGTGCTCACCACTCGTACAATCTTGCGAATCATGCCAGCAAATTCTACTGCTGCAGTAATATCTTGTGCTGCGTCTTGTCGCGTCACTGACACAATATACCCATACTGCAGGTATTGCGCGTTAGGTGACGTGCTAGCCATCGTAAACGTCAAACCTGCAATGGCATTTACCTGCCTGCTGATTCCTAACTGCAAATAATCCGTGGCTATGGTTTGAATTACGCCACTGGCATTGTAGATGGTCATTGTGTATATAGGTGCCATGAATTATAACCGTGTGCAGATAATGTATGAATCAGATACGCTTCGATTTATGACACTTGACCATGCCTGCAGGTAATATACTGCTGGCGTGCCTGGCGTTACTGTAATTGCATAGGTGGCACTGGCGCGATATAGCGTGGTGACTACTGCAGACATTGATGCAAAACTTGCGCCTAATCCAAGGATTGCCGCGCTTCGATTTCCTGTAGTATTTGCATCATACGAAATTTGAAAATCAAATTGATACACACCAGATTGATAAATTGTGATTGCACCATTACCAGTGGTAAACGTCATACTTCCATCAGCACTATTTGTATTCACTGCATAGCTAGCTAATCCCGTGTACGTGCTTGCAGGCATTGCACCAGTGGTACCACCTGCACCCATGCAGTACTGTTGTGTGCGTTGCTGGCGACCGTTGGCAAATGCATTGTATGGTGTGATTACTGATACAAGGCCAGATGCCACGGTAACAGTGCCAAGTGTGATATAGGGCTGTGCAGCAGTCGTTAATTGTGCACTCGTGGCCAGTGCCAGCCGCGTGGTTTTGGTGGCAATAGTAGTGCCTGCTACTGATCGCGTAACTGTTACACTTGCACCAGACTCATTGGCTAGGATAACTAACAAATACGTACCATTCGCCACTGCTCCAACCGCAATGCTGGCACTGCTGGTGTTTTCGTACAAATAACCACCAGTAACAGTAGTGGTCCCTGTGGCCACCACTGCACTACCATCTGCAATAGCTAACGTGGCAGTGCCTGTGCCTGATTGTGCCAAATAGCTACCTTGTAACAATACTCCGATGCCTAATGTTTTTGCTTCGATCACTGTCATGCGTGCAGAATCATAACCTGCTGCAGGGCCATCACCCGTGCCAGTAGTGGCATACCCAATTGATTGTTCAGCCATGGTGGTTATACTCCTATAAATCTGTCATTGTACGTAAGCGTTACTGCACTTGCAGACGTGCCACCCGTGGCAGTAATTGAAATGGTATTTACACCACCAATTACTTGTGGCATTGGTGCCAGATTAAACGTGGCGAGGTTTGATGTGGCACTAATGTTTGCCAGCTGATTTGCGCCTAACTGGTCCACTACGGTTTTAAATCCATAGCGTAAGTCAAACGTGTATGTAGTGCCAGCAGCAATGTTGGCAGTCAAGGTGATGCTATCACCTGTACTGGTGTTCTGAATAATCAAACTATTCAACGGCCCTACTGCCACAATGTTTGGGTATGCATTCCATGTGCCAGTATACGCCACGGCCGTATTAACACTAATAGTGCCACTAGCCCCATAGGTAACAGGGTATAGGCGTGGTATAGGTGTGGGAGTGCCTACAATGGCTGGCGTGCCAGCAATGATGTTCTGTGCAGGATTGTACCAGGTAGGATCATCAGCACGCATCTGCACAATGGTTTTCACACTATAGCCTGATTTTGCATCTACATCGAGTGACAAACCACCTAATATTTTTGTGGCAATGGCGCGCTGTGTGCCATCAGCTCGTGTGATGGTAAGCACACCAACCACGTTTGATGGCGAAAATATCGCTAGTATTTTGTCACGAATTGCGTAGTGTTCTGCAATCGTGTTGGCAGTGATGATGAATGGTAATTGCAATACTCTTGGATCAAGGCGAAAATCTACATCTGAATCACCCTGCTGCAGTGGTCCGCGTTGCGTGATTCGATGTAATGGCGCCATGCCAAATCCAAGATCACCCAAATACCCAAACGTTAGGCCTGATACTGTATCATAGCCATTCAGTGTGTATGTGGTACCTTGTATGGTGTAGGTAAGTGTGTATGGCACTATATACCACCTGCTAGAATTTGCATGGCATTGAAATCTGCCATAATGCTTGATTCACTCTGCTGTGTATTATACGTGGCTGATAGCTGGTAATAATTCTGCACCGTGGCCTGTGCTGCATTTACACCACTCCCCAATGTGGCATTCATTGCGTTTGTCACGTCTGGCAATCCTGCCATAATCCCTGCTGCCATACCTTGTGAAATTGGTTTACCAACCAAGTTTGCAAACACCTTTGATGGTGATGCAATGCCAAGAAGTGCCATAGCTGCATCAAGTGCAGACTGTGCGGCGCGTTTGGCTGCATTGGTAATTGCAGCCACGCCATTGCTGATGCCTTTGGCAATACCATCTGCAATGTTTTGCCCTACTTGCATAGCAGCAGCTGCAAGGCTCGCCACCATGCCATTCAGCTTGATTAGCATATCTGCCACAAATGCACCCATTGCCTGTGAAGTAGTGCTAACAAATGTACTTACTGCACTTTGGATTGTGGACCATGCACCTACAAAATCACCTTTTAGAAGCAAACTAACTGCAGTAAGTGCGCCAATGATAAATTGCTGCCATGGCGCCATGATCTGCATCATTCCATTAATAACAATTTGAATGTATGGCCACAGGTATTGAAATGCCATCATCAAACCCTGCAGTGTGGCAGTAACAGTGTTTACTGCTAGCGTTACAACACCAACTAAAATATCTCCCAATAGTTGTAGAATTACCACTACATTGTTCATATAGCCAATCGTTTGTGGTGATGCAAATTGTGTAACGATTGCGTTATATAGTGCAGTAAATACGGGTTGTGCCACGGCCCAAAGATTGGCAACAGCAGTGGTAATTGGTGTAATGGCCACTAGGAATGAATTAAACCCTGCCTGTATCGATGCTAATGTGCCTGACCAGTCAATGCCAGATACAAACGCATCAGATGATAAATACAATGCATCAATGGCAGATATAATGCCTGGCCAGTCAACACTGCTAATGAAGTTTGAAAATTGTGTAACTAAATCGCCAATTATTGGCACTAGCACTTCACTGGCATAACTGCCAAACCGTACCAGTACAGGCAGCAGTGCTTCACCTAACGTCTGCTGAATATCTGCAAATTGTGCTGCTAGCATTGCCTGCTGGCCTGCATAGGTATCAACAGCAGCAGCAGCACTGCCACCAAATTCTTTATTAAGTTCACTTAAAATTACCTGCTGTGCACCAGCCACATTCCCTGTTTCGACCATGGTTTTAATCATGGCCTTTTGGTCATCAGTAAAAGACACACCCACACGCGACAATGCACTAATGCCTGCTATTGGATCGTTCAGGGCCTTGCCTACTTGCAGTGCTGATGATTGCAAATCAGTACCCATAGCTTGGCTAATATCCAAAATAGATTGCGTGGCACTCGTAAAATTTGTGCCTTTGATTTGCGTAAATGTGGCTAGTACGTTTTCTGCACCAAGAATTGCATCATCAGAGAAAATGCTATTGCCACTGCTGGCACTCATCATAGATGCCATATCGCCAAATTGTTGTGCAGTGAATCCAGCAGCCATGCCAGTAGATTTCACCACTGCTTCAGTTTGTGCAATGGCAGAATTCCATTCAGATGCTTCTTTAATGCTTCCCGAAATAAAATCACCAATCTTGGATAACGCGGCCCCTGCCAGATTGGTGGCAGCCGTGCCAATTGCCTGAAATGCACCAGTGGCAATGGATTGCAGGGCATTGAATCCACCACCAGCAGTTTTGGTGGCAGATCCCAGGCCTTCCACACTGTTGGTAACTGCAGCAGCCACTGGTGTTACATCATCTTCACCTAAGAAACGAATTAGTACAGTAGTATCACTCATTTTTTCTTTGCCTTGTGTTCGTTTACTTCAGATTCAATGGCCATCAGTGCCAAGTGTTCAGAAATGGTTTGCCAGTCTGGCAGGTTTGCTGGTGTGCAGTGGTATATATCACGACACAATACCAGCTCCAGGTATTCAATAGGCATTGGTGCTTTGGTCCAAAGGTGTGCACGCAATGCCATTGCTATTTTGGGTTTGTTTCACCTGACACACGATTGACAATAGCACTGATGATTTGGGCCAAATGACTGGCAGGCAAATCTTCAGCCTTGCGGCCGTCATCTACCATCACACACTTATTCATGATTGGTAGCAGTGCATCTAAATCATTACCCTGGCCAGCCTTCACAAGGTTTGCCACGTCGCGAATGGTTAACTTCGTTGCATCGATGCTGTACATATTGTTGCTCTCCTATAAATTGTGTGGCATGGTACCAGCCACGCCACACTGCTGTGCATTGAGTATTAAACCGTGTGAGTAATGCTGGCACATCGTAACGTGAATGAACACATGATAGGGCCTGCACTTGATGCATCAATAGCAGGTAAATCAACAGCAATGATTTGGCCAGCACTGGTAGTATAGGTATCTGCACCAGCAGTGGCACCGTTTGGCACCCATTTCAGTGCAATCGTCGTGCCATTCTCAAATGCCGTCAACATCACCTGATAGCCTTCAGTGGTTGATTCGGTATACAACACATTTACCACCACTTCTGATGGTTCGTTTTTGCCAACCGTTAGCACTGCATAGCTACCATCAAACGTGTATGCTTCGCCAGTGATTTTGGTAAGTGTGACCACGTCTACTGATTGGCTGCTTCCTGAAATATCCGTGAATGCACCGCTGCCACCTGATTGGTAGCTAATGGTGGCTGCAGCTCCTGACATTGCGCCTGTGGTTTGTGCCATGGCTGGTAATCTCCTTTACTGCACAATCTCAACAAATGTAAGTGTGCATATTACTCCGTGATAGTTTCGGCCTGATCCTGTAACAAACTCAATTACCTGTGCACGTTGCGTAAGTAATGTGAGTGTGTATGTTTGACCTGATAGCTGGCGTGCCTGTTCAATGTATGCAGCCATGTATGCCTGGTACACGTCTGCAATATCCATTAACCCCAACCCCATGCCTACTGCACGCAATAGACACGTGTCTGTAATGGTCCATTCGGTGTTCATTACGTGGCCCGCGCCGCCTAATGTTTGCACCTTTGTGCGTTGTGACGTCATGCCAACAGGTGAAATAATTCGCGTTGGCAAATCGCCAATTTCTTCACTGTCTTTTAGTGTGGTACCTGATCGCACCAGCACTGTGGTACCTGATAGCTGTACATTGAGTGCTGCAATAGCAGTGATGATTGCACCAATATTACTGGCCATTAGCTACGCTTCCTGTAGGGTTCTAGTGTCTGCTGTACGTCTGTGGGTATGCGTGGTGCCTGTAGGATAACGCCATCTGATGAGAGGATAGCGCGATCACTATCAGGGCTGCCTTCGCGTGCACGATAAATGAAACTGCCTAGACGCAAACACGCTGCCACAATATCAGATGGTGGCGTGATCGAGTAGGCAAACCGTCCTACAATCTGAATTGCCACATCTGGTGTGCCTGTATACGTCCAAATGTAGCTGGTATTCATTTGTATCTTGATTGCGTATGCTGGCGTGTAATTTGTTGGCAATAGCACTACCATGTTGGTAGGTA